AAATAACGCGGCATATCCTCTGGTACATCTTTGTTGAACAGAGTCAGGTTACCGGAGCGAATAGCGTCGATCCAGTCAATACCATTATACACGCCAGAAGCGTTTGCTGCCAACGAGGCGTCGGCTACGGAAGAGCCGCCTGGGAAAGGTGTTTCGCCAAGTTCACGCGCTGCCAAGACCAACTGACGGAAGACGTTCTTGTCAAAGGTCTTCGCGAGGGCTGTACCCATCTCTTTGGAGATGATTGAGCGCATGTCGAAGTGGGACAGGATACGGTCTAGATCGGCAATCGCGTAGTGGCTGACAAGAATGTCATCTACGTTGATCGTGCGTTCACCAGTGGTGAAATCGTTACCTAGCATTTCTTGACCAGGTGTGTGGTATGCCGATTCAGCTTTCCAAGTCTTTGGAAACTTGAAGCTTTTGGCTCCACCACTGAGGGACTTCACGGTGTGTTTGTCGAGAGTAACGGTAGCGTTGTCAAAAGCGGTCAGAACTTCACCACCGAAGACGTCGAGCATAAGGCTACGAGTGTCTACAGGGTTCGATTGACCCGCACCGAAACGGGTGGGGTTGGATGCATCGCCTAGGGCCATGTCATATCTCCATATATAAAATAAGAATTAGGGTGATTTGCCTAAAGCTTTTCTAAATAGGATTTTCCGCCTTAGCGGGTCTAATTTATAATCAGTGTTTGGCTAAAGCGTGCAGGTTTGCCGACCTTTACGCTTCAAATACTAGAACTAAGCGGGGGCATACCGCTGTGTCCTTGGCAGAAACAGCCGTTAAGAGCAAAAAAATAGAGGGCATAAAGCCCCCTAGATTTTATTTTATGTAAAGCTACTCTAGATCCCAAGTTGCTTGTTGCATTTTCCGCATTACCTCTTGTCGGAATGCGGGGTCCGTTGAGTATTTAGGATTAGACATGTCTACCTTCATCTCGCTCTTTGAACGATAACCAGACATACCATCACCAGAGATGCCAGATCCATTGACGAGAGTGGGTTCACCAGTAGATGAAACCCTCCGCGCTTTGATGGCGTCAATTGCAACCTTCCAATCAGCACCTCCCAGCATGTCATTATAACTAGCAACCTCCGCTTCTGGGATGTTCTTCATGGCCCACTCACTAAGCTGTTTCCAGCTTTCGTCACCACCGGCATACTGTGTAGCTTCCTGAAGCTGACCTTCTTGCCGATACACAAAGTTTTCTGCATAAGAGCTAACAAGATCCCTTGAAACACCCACTGCCTCCAAGGCTGCGTAGGACTCTTCAGAAAGTTCCCCCGTGGTTTGTAGTTGGGTCTGTAGGTCGGAGGGGTCGAGACCGGCAGATGTCACAATGTCTGTGACCGCTTCCTTCTGACCTTCATCCTCACCCTCTGGTTTAGCCTCTGGCTCATTCTCTGGTGTCTTATTACCATTGGCACGATACTCAGCCTCTACGGCATGGTTCTTCCAATCGTATGCACCTGTCTCAGCATTGTAGAACTTCTCCTTACCACCATCAGGCATTGCCAATGAGGGAGGAGCTTCAACCGTCTCATTTTGATGGCCTGTAGCTTGATTTTTGAACTTATCGGCCATTTCCTGATTGTAGTTTTCAGTGCCAAGTTGTGGAGATTCAGTAGACATATTAATCCTTATTCTGCTTGTTGAGCCATTGCGGCGGCAGCGGCTGCACCTACGCCTTGACCGGCAGCACCAGCCATAGCTTGAGCGCCTTGGTTTTGGGCTTGAGCTTGCTGCTCTGCCTTCTTGATTTGTTGGACTTCTTCTTCAGTACGCACAGCGTCTGGAAGGTTGAGACCATAGAACGCTTTTCCCAGAAGCTCACTAAACTTGACGTAAGTTAGGGTTTCAGGAGGCATACCCTGCAAGAACTGTAGAGCGGTCTGAACACGGGTAATGTCTTGCTCACGTCCCAAGGCTTCTAGTCCTGTTAGGATTACAGGCTCGACCATGCCATCGGGCCAATCGGGCAACTGAGCATTACGCTTCATCTGTAGAACGAGACGGGACAGACGCGCTTGTTGCATGTCTGCGTTTAGCTGGGAGTAAACACCACCTAGTGTTCCTTCTAGCTCTTCCGTCATACGCCGAACTTCGAATGCCGTTGTACGTTCAGAGTCACGAACTGTAGCAGCACCCATGAGAAACGCTTGAGACACTTCTCGCGTCTGACGTTCCAACTCGGCAGCGCAAAGCTGCATACCGTTGTTGTTTGCATACTGAAGCATCACAACGTCTTCAGGGTTACCCACGATAATGTCACCGTTGTCTGCTTTCGCAAAGCGGCGGCGCAGGTTCAAGCCACCAGCGGCGTTGGGTCGGATCATGGTCACGTTTCGTGAGGCCATCGCAGCACCGTCGATCATAGACTTTGACAAAGCGTCAATCGTCCGTAGATCAGGCAGATGCTCTTCGACCTTACCGCGTCCGTAATCCTCACCAATCACTGTGCAATAGCGCAGCGCGTTATATGGAAGAACCTTGTAACTGCCCTTACTATCTGGGACTTGTGTGCCATTGATTTCCTGATAGATATCAAAAGCTTCACCGTCTTTAGCAATCTTAACGTGGGTGTATAGGGCCACAGAGTTTTGAGAAAAGTCGTCAGCCGACACCATTGCTTTTGCCTTATCGGGCAGAGCTTCTGGTGAAAGATATTCTTCAGTGATAATCTCTTTAACAGAACCCATCATGTCGCGGGATACGACATATTGATCTAGTCGGAATACACGGATTGTGTTGTCAGGCTGCATAAACTCAAGCGAGTTTCCGGTGACCAAGAGGTACTGGATTGCGAGGTTTGTGCTACGACGCCACTGCTTACGTTCAATTTCAGCCTGTATTAGCTGTTCTGACAAAACCAAGCCTTGCGTGATGTCAGTGTTAACTGCCATTTCGCCTGACTTGATGCGTGTCTCTGGTGGAATATCTAGTTTGAATGAGGGCTTACCTGGAGGGTACATCGCCACCATTAGCCGACTTGCAAGTCCGACCACAGCCCTAGCACCTAGACCTTGATATGGCTCTGGAAGCTGGGACGTGCCACTATGACCGTCAGGCGGCATGAGTGCGGGGATGGTCAGAGACGCGCAATCTCTAGCTCGGCGCAAATACGGGTCACGTTTTGCCTTCATTAATGTATAGCGGGATTTTGCTGTCTCTGCCATTTTGTTTCCCCTTTACTGGTTAGTGTTGATCCCAGTACCGACAGGTTTGCCGCCGCCGGTGCCAAGCTCAATGCGAAGTTGATTGCGGATACCTTTACCCTTGCGCTTATTTGAGTAAGCTTGTGAGTAAGCTTGTGCATCGGGTAGGCCGCTTGCGCTGGGAGTGCTTGCGGTTGGTGTTGGCGGAGGGGCAGTAGGAGCTTTCGCAACTGGGGCTTTGCCTGGTTTTGGGGCGTTCATTCCACACATGGTTAAATTCTCTTTCGTAGATTAAATGCAGGTTCGGAATAGCCGAGCCTATTAAAAAGTGCGGTGGTCTTTGTTACATGGACGCCTGTTGAGACGCCGAGATTGACCACTGATGCACCGACTGATTTTGCCCACGATTCATATGCTCGAATGAGACGAGCAGCTAACATGCCACCCCGTTTATGTGTTGCAACAAACAAGGCTACATCGGCAGCTTCACGCTCTGGTCCATACCAATTCTCATAAGACATCGCTATAATGCCTCCTGTTATCCCCTCACCATCTTGGTTAACAAATACGCACATCTCATCTGGTACAGACAAAGAGTGGTACAGGAAGCTCGTCACCTTTTGTGTACTGAATATACTTTGGTTAAACACCGGAGACTCTTCATGCATTTCTAGACCTAGAGCTACAACTTGTGAGACATCACAAAGTTGCATTGGCCTAATCATAGGGGTCACCATTTATATGTTCATCACACAACGCCATCAGTTCATCGATGAATGTGCGGATCGCAGCATAGCGGTGAGCAGAGATCTCGTCCTGACCTTCGCGGATACATAAGTGTGGGTATGTTTCATCCAGCACCTTAACGAAATCCACCGTACTGGTCGGGAAGTGTTCTTCATGGGCAGAAGCCCTTTCTTTAAGTTCACTCATGTTTGTCCTCTTTTGTTAAAGCTTCCCAAGATACTGGGTATAGTTCAGACATACCCTTGCTGATCTGTTGTGCAATCACGCGTGTCTCCTGCTGTGTGTCAGCGGCACAGCGTAGCTTACACATGTCGGCGAAGGCATCGAGGCTACCAGACCAGTACCATTCTGTCATCGTGGACTGTGGCAGGACCATGCGTGCTTGCTCAGGTGCCACTCCATACTTTATTAGAGCAAGGTAGTTAGCTAAACATCCGCCGGGAACTTGGTCTAACTCTAGGTTATCAACTACACCCTCACTGCCCTGCTTCTTATCAGCACTACGGCCACGCCACACATCGGGTTCATAGAACTCTGGTACATCATCAACATACCGACGACTGATCTCGTTCCACCGTAGGAACTTATGCTTAACTA